TGCCATATTCGCGGGCTTCGGTTGCAGGCCGGTATTCGCCTTTTTCGTCGTAATACTTAACGCCAACATCAACATAACCAAAAGCAAGCGTATTTTGGTTTAGGTACTTTCTCTTCTTGTCTTTGCCGGATGCGACTTTAGCTCCAGCTCGAACCGTTGTCCTCATGCGCCCAGTATCTACAGGCGCAATTGATTTAATAACATCTCTGGCAGGCATCACTGCCTTCCTAAGAGCCGGAACCAAAGATCTTTTGGCCGCAGTAGAACCAAATTCCTGCTGCATGTCTAGAAGCGTTTTCTCTAGCTCTTTTAGCCCTTTTACCTCAAACTCCATTGGTAACAATCCGCTTGTAAATGAGATCGTTGAGTTTAATGACGTAGTTTACAACCTCTTCTGGAGTCATATCAGGCGCATGAGCTTCTGCTATCTTGTGACAGAGATTGATGTTAATCAAACGCTGTTGAGGATACCCAAACCAGTTCTTAGCTCCGGTTTGGGCTTGAGCAATGAGATAGCTCAGTAAATCATCACTCGCTCTTTGCATGAGCCCTCAACACAGATAGACAGACTGCTTCGGCCCCGCCGGGGCTGGCTTCCTGTAGGGCGGCATCCACCTCTTGTAAGGTAAAGGGATGCCCTTTTGCCATTGCATGAAGGTCGCCCCTGAATTCCGCCATCAGCGCCACTAATTCATCAAGTGTTGTTTGACCAGCCATATTGATTGCCTCGCGGATGAATCGTAAAAGTAACTTGAGCTTCTGCGCCTGGAGCTGGATCAATCGTCCACTGACTAACGCGGCCATTGAAGGCATAGTTAACAATGTTTGTCCCATCCGTCGCCGAGATCACAAACGTCCGGTCAATCGTACCGTTGTAAGCATCTGCGCGGAGCAAAAGAAGGTTTGTGTCTGCTGGATTCCATGCGGCCACAACCGTCATGGAAGTTGGCGCAGATTGAACCGGGATCTTGTCAGACTGACGCGAGCCAGCAACAGCAAAGTTAGCAACTGCATCGTCCTGACCGAACGCCGGAATCGCTTCTACTGGAACCAAGTTGCCAGAGATAGCGATTGCAGAGGTCGAAGCATAGACGCTTAAATTTGCGGTAGTTAAAGGAGTAGGAGCAGCCCCCGGCTGGCAATACAGAGAGGCTGAAAAGCCGGGTAAAACTTTATTGGGAAGAGCCATTTTTCACCTCATGAAGGAATATCTAACGTGCAATCTAAAACGATTTGATGTAACTTGTTGTCATTATCGTATGTATGAAACAGCCAATCAACATCAACTTTTGCCACAAAAAACAAGCCGCCAAAAGTCCCTTGATAGCCGTGTAATGCGTCAACAATCTGCTGAGCCTTTGCATAGCAATTAGCCATTTGCTGAGCAAAGACTGATGCCTGGAAAACCGGCCTATCTATACCTTTAACAGACTGAGGTCCGGTATAAACGGGCTGATGTACATCTCTAAGTTGCCAAGTAACAAACGTCGGTTCGGTCGCAAAGTTGCGGTTAAACACAGCATAGACCGGCGTGGGCGTACAAACCGTCGCCAGTTGAGCCTGTATAGCCTGTGCATACGTAACGGCTGAATTCTGACCCATTACACTGCCACCGATGGCTCATTGCGGTAACAGGTAAGCGTTACCCATTGCCGGTCGTCATGTTCATAAACTTCAGCGATACGCCAAGACTTATCTCTAAAAGTGATGCTGTAAGCCTCTTGAGCATCAGACACTGTGCGAATGTTAGGCGTGTAATTAACAACGAAATCCATCATGTTGTCGTACTGCCTAAAACGCTCTAGGGTCTTAATGCGGTTATGAACAGACTTAGTTTTTGCTCGCGTCTGAAACCATGCGGTCTCTGTCGTTGTTTGCTCGCCCAGATTGGTAAGCCCAAACGTCAGATTGTTGATAGTGATTTGATCGACGCGTAAAACCATCACATCACCAAAGTTTTGTATGGTCGCAACAACTGGTCAATCGCCCAGGGAAGCTGATATTGCTTAGCCTCAGAAATGGCAGACCGGTTATTGTAGAAATGCGTGAGAAGCATGAGACCAGCTTGTTTAACCACCGGATACTGACCAATGACACTGCCTTGCAGGGTGTACTGGCAAAGCATTGGAGCGGTCATGTAGGTATTGACGTTATTAGGAACCTCGAAAAGAACTAACTTGTTCCCTGTCGGGTCGTAGTAATACTGACTGCTTGCAATCGTCGTGAGAACCGGAGGGTTTAGATCGTTGTAATACTTGACCCAGTTGATCGTCACCCCGTTTTGCGAAACCTCAGGGAGATCTAGCGAAACCGGAGCTGCCATCAAACCCGAGATCAGATAAGAAGCCTGATACGTTACATTGAAGATTGGTACGCCTAAATAATCCTCAATTGCCATGCGTGTAGCTAGCTCAAGTTGCGACAAATACTCGTCTTGAGATTCATCGGCAAACAAATTGAGCTGGTTGGTGATTTCGTCAAGCGTAAGCCATTGCGTAACCGGGTCTCGGGTACTCTGAATGACCTTTGAGTAGTTGAACGGGTTTCTAGAACCCGCCCCGAAATTACCTTGTAGCTGACTTGGCATGTTAGGTTCCGATCAAACGAACGCCAGCGGTTACATCGCGAACAGTCGAGACCAAACGCTTTTCAGCGTAGATCGTAATCGTCCCAGGCTGCGTCTGCTCCATGCGCTGCAGCGTCATTTCCGAATGGTCAACGATCCACATAAACCGAGGCCAGTTGGCTAGGTAAATGGGAGAAGCGCCGACAGCGGGAGCATCCAAGTAAGGATTGGCAATAACCGGCCATCCCATGATGTTTACAGCAGGGCCTTCGCCTTCTTCGCCGGTTTCAACAAGCGCGTAAGAATTGCCGCCGTGCGTGTATTTCCTAAGCGTCTGGATCGCCGTGGGGTGCATCATCCACGCCGTTCCTGGCATCTTCCAAAACTGCCCAGGAAGAGCGTTAGCAACATCCACAAGGGTTTCCCACTCAATGCCGCCGCTATGCGTATAGCCGACCGTGTTAAGCGTGTGAATGCCATTAGTAATCGCGGTTCCTGAGCTGCCATAAGCCGCCGTAGAACCAGCTGTTCCTGCGTACATCTTGAGACCGCGCAGACCGTTGGTTGCGCCTGTACTCGTGGTGGTCGACCCTGCCTGATCGTTATTGACCGCCATCGATGCGGCTTCGATCTGGCTAAATTCCATCGCAAGATCTTCGGCCAAAGCTGCATCTAATCCATTGATGTCATCCATTGCCGCTGCGCGGATAGGCATCTGAGCGCTAATTACGCGCATCGGAAGCTGCCAAATGCTCGTGGCAATGTTGGGCGAACCTGAGTTAGCGTTAACTGTGTAGCCCCAGGGGTTCGTACTGTTTGCAGCGTTACCAGTTTTAACAACAAACTGAATATCCGAATCTGCGGTCATCGTCTGGTTAGCGTAAACCCGGAAAGGGTTCCAATAGCGCAGACTTGCAAATACATCTTCGTTATAGACGCGGCCACCAACGCCGGAGCCCGAGCCCGTGAGGGCTGAGGCTTCAGCGAGGTTCACCGTGGCTTTGCCCTCGTGGAGAGCCTGCTTAAGCCCTTCTAAAATTACCTGTCTCATAGTCTCTCCATAGAGGGAGAGGGCTTTCGCCCTCTTAAATTAAGCCGCAGTGCCGGTCGAGCGATAACGTACGCCAGCGTTTGGATCGCGCACAGAAGTTGCTGCGCGAGTCTCGCCGTAGAACGTGATCGAGCCTGGGAGCGTCTGGTCATAACGACGCAGAACCATGCTTAGACGCATAACGATGGTATGAAACTGCTGGAAGTCAGCAAAGTACATTGGGTAGTAAGACGTCGTACCTGCCGCGCCGGTTGTGGGCTGAGAAGGATTGTCAACGTACTTGTTAACCACAACGTCAAAACCAAGCAGCTTACCAACGATGCCATCGTCACGGCTCAGACCGTCGATGTAGATTGGGCGCTTCTGATCATCAACCAAACCACGGATGCCCTGCAACAAGATTGGGTTAATCATGAAGCGAGCAGTCGGGGTCCAGTATTGCTGCGGCAAGCTGTAGATGAAGTTAACAACGTCTTTATAAACGATGTTATTTGCACCGACAGTGTTTGCGTTGGTGGTCAACTGGTCATAGGTTGCAAGGCTATGCAGACCGTTCGTGGTTGCGGTTCCCGAGGTTCCAAAAGCAGCCGTGGAAACTGTACCGCCCGTGTAGGTTGCATTTGCGCCCGCATACTGATCCAAACCGCGCAGACCATCAGCGCCGCCAGTTGATACCGAGGTTCCGGTTCCCGATTGATCGTTGTTCTGGATCATCGAGGTTGCCATTGCCTGCTGGAATTCCATTAGCATGTCGTCTACAACGTTGGGCTCAAGACCGTCAATATCGTCGAGCGCAGCAGTACGAATCGGGAACTGTGCGTTCAAGTCTTTGAGGATTACCTGCCAAATCGACGTTGCTTCAGTCGTGGATGCGCCGTTGTTCTGAACCGTGTAGCCCCACTGAGCGCCAGCGTTGCCGGTCTTGACGCGGAACTGGTAAGCAGAACCATCAGTTGCAACGATGCGGGAAAGATCCATCATCGGATTGCCGAGACGTTTAGCGGCAAACACGGGGTCGTAAGCGGTACGGCCACCAACGTCATAACCAGAACCGGTAAGCGCAGATGCTTCTTTGATGTAGCCGTCAAACTGATCGACCGATTCAAAGATCTTTACTTCGCGCTCAACTTGATTACCACCCTTCATGTACTCTTTGAGCACATCGCGGAAGCGACGATTTGCCTCACCACGAACAGTCTTGTGGATCGGGCGAATGATTGATGGAGCGGCAATTTTTGCCTCAAGAGCGGCAA